GGGCGTCCTCGGGTTCGCTGTCGCTGGCTTCTGGCTCATGGCTCGTTCCCTGGCGGTTACGATGAGCCAGAAACCCTCCTTTCCTCAACCATCCCTGCCTGTCTCATGAGCCCTGACGGCGGACACTTTGGGGCGGGATCGTCGGCGATCCTTCTGTCCTGAAATCGCCTGTCCTGAAGGCCTGCACGAAGCCAATCGACAAGATCGAGATGAGGGCACGGAAAGCCCACGAGGAGGCTCTGGAGCGGTACAAGGTCCAGCACAAGGAGTGGAAGGACGCAAAGGGTTCGCCAGCCGACGAGCCGAGGAAGCCGCGGGCAGTCCGGTATCTCGTCGGGGATACCACCGTGGAGAAGCTGGGCGAGCTCCTGAGGACGGACGGCGAGGCGCAGTATCGGGCGCCGGCCCGGAAGGTCCTGGTCCGCTCGGATGAGCTTGCCGAGCTGCTGGGCAGCTTCGACCGCTACAAGAGCGGCGGCAGCGGAAGCAGCGACCGGGGCGCCTATCTCCGTCTCTACAACGGCGGGCCGCACCCGATTGATCGCATCGGGCGGGGCTCCTTCACCGTCCCTAACTGGTCAGCCTGCATCATCGGCGGCATCCAGCCCGACGTGTTCAAGGCCATTGCCACGAACACGAAGGAAGACGGGCTCATGCAGCGGTTCATGTTCTGCGTGCCCGGCCCAACCGGCGAGGGCAAGGACCGCACCCCCAACGCCTCCGCTGTGAAGCGCTACGAGGCGCTGCTGGAGGCCCTGGCTGCCTTGGAGCCGCCGCGGTCTGCCTTAGGCAGCACGCTGCCCTCGGTGGTGCTGCACGAGGCGGCGCATGTCCATCGTGAGAGCATCCGCGACCTCGTCCGCGCCCTGAGCGGCATGCCCGACGTCCCCGGGCGCCTGAAAGCCGCCTACGGGAAGTGGTCAGGCCTCTTCGCCCGCCTCGCCCTGACCTTCCATCTGATCGAGGCGGCGGACACCACTGCTCGAACAGGGCAGCGTCCGCAGACCCAAATCCTCGGTGAGGAGACCGCCGGACGGGTGGCCGCCTACATGGAGGACATCCTCCTCCCGCACCTGCTGCGGGCCGATGCCGTCATCTACACGACGCAGCAGGCCGCGCATGCCCAGTGGATAGCCAAGTTCATCATGGCGCAGAGCAAGGAGCGGATCACGGTCCGTGACATCATGCGGTCCTACAAGGCCTTGAAGGCGCCAGAACAACGCCGAGAGCTCGCTGCAGCGATGGAGAACCTGGTCTCCATGGCGTGGCTCATGCCGGAGCAGCCCGATACCCCGGCGGCCTCCCAGACTGCCTGGATCGTGAACCCGCTGGTGCTCGAGCGCTTCGCGGATCGCGGCCGGGCGGAGCGCGAGCGGCGGGCCAAGGTGCGCCAAGAGATGGGTGATCTGATCCGGAACCGGGTGCGGAGGGGCAACTGATGTCGACCTTGTCACGGGGGGATGTCGGCATGGTCGACAAAATTGCCATGATCGAGGGCCGGAAAAGCGGCCATTTTCAATGGTGGGACGTGGCCGGCGCGAAGATGTCGACTTCGTCGCCTCGCCTTGGGAGAGAGAAGGCATTTTCACCTTCCTTCCTTCTCTCTCTCCGACAGTATCTTTATTCGACCCCCCTCTTCCTTGGCGACAAAGGCGACAAGGGCGAGCTACGGGCATGAAGAGCATCAAGCCGCCGACGGACTGGCTGGCTAAGCTGAACATCACGGTCGGGCCCATCAGGCGACGCCGCTATCACGCCGAGGCCATCGAGCCCGCAATCGTCCAGCACTTGGTAGGCGTGATCCGCCGGGCCGCTCGGTCCGAGAAGGTGGCGTGGCGCGAGATGCAAGGCGTCACCTGGGCGCAGGCGAAGCAGGTCACTGTCGACATGTTGCGGGAGGGCGGCTGGGGCTTGGCCTCCGCGATCTCGCGCGCGGCCCCGCTGATGCAGCGAGCCCGCATCACCGTCCAAGACGAACTCTACCAGCAGAAGCGAGGGGCGAACCCATGAGCAACGAGGCACTGACCCTGGAGCAGATCCAGGCGGACCCGAGGGCGGTAATTCAGGCGGGTCTGGAGTGGCACCCAGACATCTGGTGGGGAGGGCTCTTCGACTGGCGCTTCGAGCGCACCCGCACCATGAACGACGGCACCACACCGGCACAGCGCCTCGCCCTGCGGCGGGAGGCAACGCTGGACGAGCGTGGCGTGGGCCAACTCCTTCGCGCCGCCGAGTTCATCGCTTGGGCGCCGCGGATCAAGAGCCTGAACCGGGGGCGTGGCACCTACGGCTGGAAGCACGTCGCCGAGCGCTTCCATAAGGTCGAGCACCCTGGGACCGACTACTACGTGGGGGAGGGGGCCTTCATCATCGCGGCCAGGGCCATGGGGCTCGCGATCGCCCCGACTGGCCACGGCCACTACTACGTCAGCCTGAGTGAGAAAGTGGCGAAGGAGATCAACAAGCGGAAGGAGGAGTGGGAGCGGCAGAACTGGGGCCGCGCCGCGGAGCAGGTGACGGCATGAGCCACATCGACCCTGCAGTCGAAGGGCAGATCCGCCAGCGCATCTCCGAAGCGGAAACCTCGCGCCGCGCTCGGGAGCGTGCCCGCGCCGAGGGGATCGCCGCGCCCGATCCGCACCCCGGTGCAGTCGATCCCCGGGACCAGGGCCCGGACGTCGGCCCTGCGCACCAGTACCGCGCCCCTGCCAGGCTCGAGACTGTGTACGCCGTGGATCCGTCGCAGCCGACCGGCCCGCGCATCCGGCGTGCGCGCACCAAGGACCCGCTTCGGCGGATGGTGAAGGTCAACGCCATCGACTACCGGCTGTACGTGGCGGCCGACAGCTTCCGCGAGGACCTGGAGCGGGCCGAGGGAGGCAAGGACATGGGTGAGGCCCTTGCCCGCGCCTTGTCCCGCGCAGCCACGGAGACGCCGTCTCCGGCGCCCAGCCCCTGGCAGCGGAGCAACCACATGGCCCCTGGGCAGTGGACCGCTCAGCGGCGCGTCCAGCGCGCCTGGCGAGAGGCTATCGGGCTGGTGGCGTCCGGCGTCTTCCACTGGGTGGTCGTGAGCTGCGGGACGCTGAAGGACTACGCTGATTGCAAAGGGATCAGGCGGTCCGCCGCCATGGAGACGCTGAAGGATGCGCTCGATCGCCTGGCCGACTTCTACGCCGTCGGCGATGTCACACCGCCCCCGGAATGGGAGCTTGACGCTGGGATACCAAACGAGGCATAGATCACTACGCTTCTCCGAAGCTATGCCCCGCCGGTTCGCCGCGCGGGGTTTTGCATTTCTGGGCTTCTGTCATCAGCGATGTTGACAAGCGGGGAGGGGGCATGGCGGTCCGTGTCGCCGAAGACCGCTCGCTCGCTGTTCGCCCTGGTCAGATCGTCCGGACGGCGTGGGCGGCCATCCTGGCCGGATATGGCGGGTGGATACTTGATGCGGCGGCTGTTGCGGTCGGCTATATAATTGCGGCATCGAAACTCGCGCTGAGGATCGACGCCAATGAAATCGTCTGCCTTTTGCGTGCTGCTCCTGGCGGCTGGCTGTGCTGGAAGCAACTGGGCAGACCCTACGCTAAGCGCCCAGAGCACATCAGTCCCCACTACCGCTCCCACGGCCGGATCTGGCACGCCTGTACCCGCTACCGAAATTCAACGGTTGATCGTCGGCAAGACTGTGACAGTGGGTGGGACGAACCAGGCAGTGTTCGGCCAGGAGGGCCTCTACACGTATAATGGTGGGTCCCCGGGTCAGTATCGAATTGAAGAAGGCCGCATATGCGTCGCCTTCGCCACCGGGCGTAGGCGTTGCGACCGCATCGTGCAGAACGCCGGGCGCTACTTCCTGATCAACGCTCAGGATCGGGGTTTTACCTTCGTTCCTCAGTGAGACGAGCCATATCAGCGGCGGATCAGTGCGCCCGGGCCTTACGGCTTCGGGCGCTTGTCGTTTCCGGGGCTTTCGTCACATCTCGAGTGGGGGCAAATGCCCTCCGTCACGCCATCGGTCGACCAGTTGGCAAGCGTGGGCGAGGTCGCCCGCGCCGCACCAGGGTGATGATGGGAGGCCCAGGATCCGAACCGCGAATACTGTCTCGAGCACGTTCGTCTCGATGAGAGTGCCCCGGTAGGCGTATGTCGGGCCGCTTAGAGAGCCCCTCTCGGCCTTAAGCACCGGGAAGTACCTAGGGATCATGTCGGCAGGCATCGCAGGAGGGTAGCATGGCGAAGCCGTTGCGTTGGTGACAGATGTTAGCGCTTCTCGAGCTTGCGGGGACTGACGGGTTATCCGCAGGTGTGGTGACCGCCGACCGCGCTTTCCAAGTCAGGGCTGAGGCTTCCCGTAGTCCAACCAGCTGTCCACAAGGGCGCAGGGGAGCGCCAGATCGCACTCACCCTTCCACCCATCGAAGGGCGCGCCAGCCAAGGTCACGGTGAACACGGTGCCCTTCGCGTTGGAGGTGATGGTGGCACCGCGGTACGCATAAGTAGCGCGGCCATCCGGCTCCGTTGCGACGACCTCGGGCTCTTCCTTGGGATGCGGTCCGACTGACATGAACGGAGGGTAGCATGGCAAAGCCAAGGCGTGCCGCACTCTCGTTCATGCCCTCCCGCCTCGGTACCCTCGACACCAGCACCGCTCAGCCGCCGCCGAAGCAGGCGGATCCGCACTACCTGACCCCAGAGCATCAGCGCTGGCGGGCGGAGGTCATTCGGCGGGCGGGTGGAGCGTGCCAGGCGCCGGGCTGCGGTCGTTCAAGCGTCCGCCTCTTCGCCGACCATATCGTGGAGCTGAAGGACGGCGGCGCCCCTTTCGATCCAGCCAACGGCCAGGCCCTCTGCGGGTCCTGCCACACAGCCAAGACGGCGCGCGCCAGGACGGTGCGCATGACCGAGCGCTACCACCGCCACCGCCCAGCCTGACGCCCGCCAGCGGCCGCCTGCGGCCGCCCCGGCGGGCAAGTCAGAGGGGGGGGCCGATCTTCGGGCGGCCATGGGGGTCCCAACCGCACAGGGGCTCACGCGCAGAATTTTTCGTCTGGGCGGTTGATTGAAATCAGACATTCAAACGAGGTGACGCATGGCCCGCGGTGGCAAGCGCCCGGGCGCCGGCCGGCCAAAGGGCAGCAAGGACAAGATGCCGTCGGTCGAGGTGCTGCAGGAAGCGACCGGGCACGACCTCGCGGACCTGACGCCGCTCGACATGATGCTGGCGATCATGCGGCATCCCGACATGCCGCCGGCGCTACGGATCCAGATGGCCAAGGACGCCGCCCCCTACTGCCACCCGAAGCCGACGGACAAGAAGCCGGGCAAGAAGGAACAGGCTGCCGAGGCGGCGCGAAACGCCGGGGCCGGCTCCAGCTGGGGCGATGACCTGGCGCCGTCGCCGATGACCGGCACGCGGCCGATCTGATGCCATGGAACACGGCCTGCCCTGACTGGGAGGCGCGCCTCCTGGCCGGCAAACCGCTGGTGCCCGAGCTGCCGCTGTTCGAGGCGGAGGCGGCCAAGGCGGTCCGGATCTTCAACCGGCTCCGCCTGCCGGACGTGATCGGCCAGCCCTCGCTGGCGGAGGCGACCGGGGAATGGTTCCGCGACATCGTCCGGGCTCTGTTCGGCTCCTACGACGCGGCGACGAACACCCGGCACATCCAGGAGGTCTTCCTCCTGGTGCCGAAGAAGAACGGGAAGTCGACCAACGCGGCGGCCATCATGGTCACCGCGGCCATCATGAACCGCCGGCCGGAAGCCGAGCTGCTGCTGATCGCGCCGACCAAGGAGATCGCGGACATCTCTTTCCGGCAGGCCTCGGGGATGATCAAGGCGGATCCGGAGCTTGCCGTCCTCTTCCACGCCCAGCGGCACATTCGGACCATCACGCACCTGACCACCGGTGCGATGATCCAGATCAAGGCGGCCGACACCGACGCCATCACGGGTGTGAAGGCCACCTTCATCCTGATCGATGAGACGCACGTCTTCGCGTCGAAGCCCCGGGCCGCGGACGTCTTCGTGGAGCTCCGCGGGGCGCTGGCGGCACGGCCGGACGGCTTCATCGTCCAGATCACGACCCAGTCGAAGGTGCCGCCCGCCGGCGTCTTCGCCAAGGAGCTGCGCAAGGCGCGGGAGGTGCGGGACGGGAAGCGGAAGCTGCCCCTCCTGCCGGTGCTCTATGAACTGCCCGAGCGAATGATGCAGGACCAGGCCTGGAAAGACCCGGCCAACTTCCGGCTGGTCAATCCGAACATGGGCCGCTCGGTCAACGTCGCCTTCCTCACCCGCGAGATGGACACGGCCGAGCAGGACGGGCCGGACCAGATGGCCCTCTTCGCCTCGCAGCACCTGAACGTGGAGATAGGCCTCGGCCTGCGGTCGGACGGATGGGCAGGGGCCCTGCTCTGGCAGGGCGCGACAGAGAAGGGGATCACCTTCGAGGCGATCCTGGAGCGCTGCGAGGTGGTCGTGGTCGGGGTCGACGGCGGTGGGGCCGACGACCTGCTGGGGCTGGCTGTGCTGGGTCGGGAGCGCGAGACGCGGGATTGGCTGCTCTGGGGCAAGGCCTGGGCGCAGAAGATTGTGCTGCAGCGGCGCAAGGCGCTGGCTCCGACACTGGAAGGCTTTTCTGCGGCCAAGGAACTCACCTTCGTGGACGAGCCGGGCCCAGAGGTGGATGAGATCGCGGACCTGGTGGCGCAGATCGATGAGGCCGGGATCCTGGCCGCGGTCGGTCTGGACCCGATGGGTATTGGCGAGGTTGTGGACGCCCTGGCGGACCGGGGCATCTCGGGCAACGACCGGGTGATCGGCGTGCCGCAGGGCTGGCGCCTCTCGGGTGCCATCAAGACGGCCGAGCGGAAGCTGGCCAACCGGACCTTGCGGCACGGTGGCCAGCCGATCCTGGCGTGGAACGTCGGCAACGCGAAGGCCGAGGCCCGCGGGAACGCGATCGCCATCGACAAGGCCGCGGCCGGTTCCGCGAAGATTGACGTGCTGACGGCGGCCTTCAACGCGATCGCGCTGATGAGCCGGAACCCGGAGGCAAAGGGCCGCTCCTTCTGGGAGGCGGCGACAGGAGGCGCATCGGATGGGATTGCTGGCGCGCCTGCTGGGGCCTGAGGAGAAGAGCACGCCGCTGGTCGGCCCGCTTGATCTCTTCCGTGACCTGCTGACCGCGGGACGCACCTCGAGGAGCGGCGTGACGGTCTCAAATGAGACGGCGCTGCAGGTGACGACGGTCCTCAGCGCTTCGCGTGTGATCGCGGAGGACGTGTCGGGCTTGCCATTGCGACTGTATCAGCAGGACGGCACGACGCGCCGGCACATGGCGGATGATCCGATCCAAGCGCTGCTGGACCAGCCGAACGACTGGCAGACTGGGCAGGAGTTCCGCGAGCAGCTGACCATGCACGCGGTGCTGGCCGGCAACGGCATTGCCTGGAAGAACGTGGTGCGCGGCCAGGTGCGCGAGTTGCTGCCGCTCCAGCCCGGCTGGGTGACGATTGAGCAGGGCAAGGACTGGGCCCTCCGCTACAAGGTGCGGCTGCCGGACGGCACCGCCTTCACCCTGCTGGCGAAAGACGTGCTGCACTTGCGTGGGCCGAGTTGGGCAGGCTTCGCGGGCCTCGAGATCGTGCGGCTCGCGCGGGAGGCTATCGGCCTGGCACTGGCCACGGAAGAGGCCCATGCGACGCTGCACTCCAACGGGCTGCAGACGACGGGGCTCTACTCGGTCGAGGGCACGCTGACGGGCGACCAATACGCGCAGCTGCGCGCCCATATCGAGGCGCACCAGATGGGCCCGGCGAATGCCTTCAAGCCGTTCATCCTGGACCGGAACGCGAAGTACGCGCCGAAGACGATGACGGGCGTGGACGCCCAGCACATCGAGACACGCAAGCACCAGATCGAGGAGATTGGCCGGGCCATGCGGGTGTTCCCGCAGATGCTGGGGCACTCCGACAAGACGAGCACCTTCGCCTCGGCCGAGCAGTTCTTCCTGGCGCATGTGAAATACACGCTGATGCCCTGGGTGAACCGGTGGGAGGGCGTCGGACGGCGCGACCTGATCGGGCGGAACCGCCCGGGCGTCTACCTGAAGCACAACGTGGCCGCCCTGGAGCGGGCGGACATCAAGACGCGCTACCAAGCCTATGGCCAGGGCATCAAGGATGGCTGGCTCCTGCGCAACGAGGCCCGCTCCTGGGAGGAGTTGGACGAGATCGAGGGGCTCAGCGAGCCGCTGCAGCCGCTCAACATGGCCACGCCCGGCCAGGCCGAAGCCGAGCAGCAAGAGCAGACGAAGGCGATTGCCGCGGAGATCCGGGCGATGATCGGCCACAACGGCGGTCCCGCACTGGACGACGGCGAGATCGAGCGCCGGGTCGGGCGCGTGCTGTCCGGCGCCAATGAACGCCGCATCCGCGGGGCGCGTGACGATCTGTCCGCAGTCCTGGAGCAGCTAGGAGAAGAGGACGATGCGTAACCGAGCGCCGGCGCAGCGCGTCGCCCGTGGCGGTCTGGAGATCCGGGACGGCTTCTCGTCTCGGAAGACCCTCGATTTCGGCCTGGAGATCAAGGAGGTGGCCGCCGACGGCACCTTCGCGGGCTACGGCTCCGTCTTCGGGGTACTGGACACCTACTCGGATCGGGTTGCGCCAGGCGCGTTCAAGTCGACGCTCGCCGAGCATCGGGCGGCCGGCACCATGCCGGCCCTGCTCTGGCAGCACGACCAGCGCCAGCCGATCGGCGTCTACACCGCCATGCGGGAAGATGAGCGAGGCCTCCATGTCGAGGGCAAGCTGGCCCTGAAGACCCGTCAGGGCGCCGAGGCCCACGAGCTTCTGCAGATGAAGGCTATTTCCGGCCTCTCCATCGGCTTCGTGACGGTGAAGAGCGAGCGGGACGATAAGTCCGGCGTCCGCACGGTGAAGCAGGCGGATCTCTGGGAGGTCTCGCTGGTCACCTTCCCAGCCAACGGCGCCGCGCGCGTCGCCAATGTACGGGCCGCGGAGCGCATGAAGCGCCCGCAGGATTTCGAGGCCTTCCTTCGTGACGAAGGCGGGTTCTCGCACAGCCGCGCGCGCGCCATTGCGAGCGTCGGCTTCAAGGCTGCCATGGATCTTCGCGACGAGGAGACAGGCGGCGCGTCGGACCTGATGGACAGCCTCCGGGCGCTCCAGCGGTCCCTTTCGTCCACCTGAACCTAAGCCCCGAGGAGGGCCTCATGAGCACCCGACAGCAACTGATGGGCGGCACCGCCCTGCGCGGCCGCGCGCCGCTCCTGGAGCGCCGCGAAGCCGGCGAGCCGAGCCTTGCCGAGGTGAAGAGCCTCATCGAGGGCATCAACACCGCCTTCGCTGAGTACAAGTCCACCAACGACAATCGCCTGAAGCAGATCGAGCAGAAGGGCGCGGCCGACGTGGCCACGACCGAGAAGCTCTCCCGGATCGACGGCGATCTGACCAAGCTCTCTGGCGCGCTGGAAGACCTGGAGAAGCGGGCCAACCGCATCCCCGGCGCCGGCGGGCAGGATGGCCCTACGCCGGAGCAGCGCGAGCACCGCGCGGCCTGGAACAAGTGGGCGCGCCGCGGCGTCGGTGAATATGAGCTGCGCGACCTGGAGCAGAAGGCGAACACCACGCTCACGCCCGAGGACGGCGGCCTGCTGGTGCCGGAGACTATCGACGGCCAGATCCTGCAGCTGCTGCGGAACGAGAGCGAGGTCCGCAACCTGTTCAGCCAGGTCGCCGTGTCCAGCGACGACTACAAGAAGCTGGTCAGCCTGAACGGCGCCGGTTCCGGCTGGGTCGGTGAGACTGAGGCGCGGCCCGCGACGGCCGGCCCGCAGTGGGCGGAGATCGCGGCCGTGATGGACGAGATCTACGCGAACCCGCAGGTCAGCCAGCGCCTGCTGGACGACAGCCGGATCGACCTGGAGGCGGAGCTCGCGCGCGAAATCGCCTACGAGTTCTCCACCAAGGAGGGCACGGCGTTCCTGTTCGGGGACGGCGTGAAGAAGCCGAAGGGCCTCTTCACCTACCCGACCGCCACGACCAAGGACGGCACGCGCGCCTTCGGCACCTTCCAGGTGTTCAACACCGGCGCCGCGGCAACCCTGCCCACCGCCAATCCGGCCGACCTGCTCATCCAGGTCATCTACGCGCTGAAGGCGGGCTACCGGCGCAACGCCCAGTGGCTGCTCAACAGCGGCGTGCTGGCCACGGTGCGGACCTGGAAGGATGGCCAGGGCAACTACCTCTGGCAGCCGTCTGCCCAGGCCGGCCAGCCCGCCACCCTGTTGGGCTATCCGGTGAACGACATCGAGGACATGCCGGACGTCGCTGCCAACGCGCTCCCGATTGCCTTCGGCGACTTCAAGCGGGCCTATCAGGTGGTGGATCGCTTCGGCATCCGCACCCTGCGCGACCCGTACACCAACAAGCCGTTCGTCGGCTTCTACACGACGAAGCGCGTGGGCGGCATGGCGCTGGATACCCAGGCCGTGAAGATCATCAAGGTCGCCGCCTGAAGTTAGCGGGGCGGCTCCGGCTGCCCCGTCTCCCTAACCCCTGGATAGGAGCGCCGACATGCCGAAGCATGCCGAGCAGGATGCCGCGAAAGCGACCGACCAGAACGCCACCGCCACCACCTCCCCCGTGGAGGAGGTGAACTCCGCTGGCACCGCGCCGGCGGCGCCCACGCAGGCCACTGTGGCCGAGGCGCATGCCGCCTACGAGGAGCGGCTTGCTCGCGCCAAGGCCATCGAAGCGAGCATGTACGAGAAGGTGGGCGAGGGTACGCCGCAGCGCGAGGCGAAGGCCGCCGCAGTGGCGGAGAACAAGGCCCAGGGGCCGGCGCCCGAAAACAAGAGCGCCTGATCCATGCTGACCGTCGTCACCCCCGCCGCCAGCTACAGGCTCACCTCCGAAATCCGGGCGCGTGACCACCTGCAGCTGGGTGCGGAGGTGGCGTCGCCCTACCTGCTGGACCTGATCGACGCAGCCTCGGCCGCGATCGCGAACCACTGCAACCGGATCTTCGCGCGAGAGACTGTGGCGGAGACCTTGCGCCCCTGCGGCTCTCGGCCGTTCATTCTGTCCCGCGCGCCGGTGATCGGCGACGTGGCAGTCCTGCTGGACGGGAATGCGCTGGCCCTGGATGCGGTGGAATGCCACCGCACCGCCGGCCTGCTGTATCGCCTGGATGGCTGGGGCCGCTCACCCTGGTATGGCCGTTCGGCGGTCGTCACCTACACGGGCGGCTGGATCCTGCCGGAGAGCCAGGCCTTCGGCACGGCGGCGGCAGCCGATCGCCTGCCCGCCGATGTGGAGCAGGCCTGCCTTACGCTGCTCGCCGCCCGGCTTGCCGCGCGCGGCCGCGACCCGATGCTGCGCTCCGAGAACACGGAGGGCGTCGGCTCTGCCTCCTACATCGCCACAGCGGACATGGGCGCCATGCCGCCCCAGACGACAGCGCTCCTGGCGCCGTACCTGCGCATGGGGTTCGCTTGATGGGCCAGATGCTCGAAACCCGCCGGCGGCTCGTCCGGACGCGCGGTCGGGCCATGCGCCTGGTCCGTCGCGCTACAAATGGCATCCCGCAGCAGGCGGTGGACCTGATCGGTTTCCCGCGGCTCTACCGCCCGGGCGAGATTGAGGGCTCCATTCAGCAGGGCGACCAGCAGGTGGAGATCCTGAACGACGAGATCGCCGCGGCGGGCTTCGGACTGCCTGGGACCGGGCAGAAGCTCCTGCTGGACGGGCGAGAGGTGACGGTCCAGGCCTCGCGGCCGGTCTACGAGGGTGCGACCGTCATCGGCCACAGCATGTGGGTGCGGGGATGAGTAGCCCCGACGCCTGGACCGACGCCCGCGCGCGTATCGAGGCCGCCGCCGCTACCCTCGGCTTGCCGGTGGCCTGGCCGAACGAGACCTTCCCGGAGCCGCAGCCCTACGACCCGGAGACCGGCGCCCCCTTTCACTGGATCGCGGTGGAGATCAGCGGCGACCTATCCGAGCCGATGGAGCTGGGCCGCGAGGGCGTGTGGGAGGAGACCGGGATGGTCCACCTCCACCTGATGGTTCCGACCGGATCCGGCATCTCCACCGGCCTGGCTGAGCGCAAGGCGCTGGCAAACGCCTTCCGGGGCTTGCCGCCGGCGCCCGTCATCTACCGCGGCGCCATCTTCGACCCGAGCGGTCCTGCCGACGAGGACGGAAACTGGGCGCGCCTGTCTCTACGCGTGCCCTACTCCTACCAGGACTTCACCACCCCAGGCTGAGGAGGCCCCGATGGCCGAGAAGACCAACACGTTCGTCATCAAGGACGCCACCGGCAAGAAGGTGGGCGAGCAGACCGTACCCGAGAACTTCGCGCCACACCTCATGGCCGGCCAGCGTGCCGAGCTGGTCGAGCCCAAGCCGAAAGCCGAAGCGAAGGCCGCCGAGAAGCCCGCCAAGGCCACCTGAACCCGGGGCCATCGGCCTCATCGTCACGCAATAGGGCGTCCTTCGGGGCGCCCTTTTTCATGGAGCTGACCCGATGGTCGCAACCACCTCCTACCAGGCGGGCGTAGAGAGCAGCCTCGCCCAGATCGGCTACATCCAGGAGACCGCCTGGGGCGTGCTGCCGGCCACACCGCAGCTGAAGGGCATCCGCTACACCGGCGAGAGCCTGTCCGGCAGCAAGACCCGCCAGCGGCCGAACGAGATCCGCCAGGACCGGCAGGCCTCCGCCGCGGTGACCACGGACGAGAGCGCATTTGGCGGCATCAACTTCGCCCTCAGCTACGGTACCTTCGACGACATCCTGTCGGGCGTGCTCGGCGGCGAGTGGACGGCCGATATCCTGAAGCCGGGCTCCATCTTCAAGTCCTTCCTGCTCGAGAAGCGGTTCAGCCCGTCACTGTTCCTGCGCTACCCGGGCGGCTTCTTCACCTCGGCCTCGCTCACCATGGCGCGGGGGCAGTTCCTCGGCGGCTCCTTCAACCTGCTTGCGAAGGAGGAGGCGGACTTCACCGCCACGGCCTCCACCGCCGCCTATACGGCAGCGCCCAACGGGACGGTGATGGACCCCGTGTCCGGGGTGCAGGACGTGACGCTGGACGGCAACCCGATCGCGACGGGCTGCAACGCCATCACGCTGAACATCACCAACGACGGGGCAGCCGCCGACTTCGCGCTGGGCTCTGCCGCTGCGCAGGGCATGCGCATGGGCACGCTGACGGTGGGTGGCACTGCCGAATTCTACTTCCGCGACTTCACCCTCTACCAGCGCTTCAAGTCGGAGACCGCCGGCGCGCTGTCCTGGAAGACGGTGGACGCGAACGGCGATGCCTACCGCTTCACCGTCCCGCAATGCGTGCTGACCAACCCGGGCATTACGGCCGGCGGGATCAATCAGCCGGTCATGTGCCGCGTCACGCTCGAGGGCAACCCCGACCCCACGGACGGCTCCGTGATGATCGAGCGGATCCCGGCCGGCCCGTAATCGCGCTGCCGGCGCCGTGGCGCTGGCGCGTGTAGGGGCCGCGCCGTCCGGCGGGTGCGGCGCGGCCCCGTCTTCCAACCCGCACCACCCGCACAAAGGACCACCCGCATGGCCAAGATTTCGACGTTCAAGATCAACTCCCGCGCCCAGAAGGAAGGGGAGTGGGTGCCGCCAGGCGAGGAGTATGGGGATCTCGAGATCCTCACCCGGGGCCTCACCGACCCCTATTTCGACGCCCAGGCCGCCCGGCAGCGACGCGCCGCGGTCGGCTTCAACGGCAACGTGGACAAGCTGCCCCTCGCCATCCGCCGCGCCATCAACCTGGACCTGCTGATCGAGCATGTGGTTCTGGACGTGCGGAACCTGGAGCACGACGACGGCACGAAGGTGACCTTCGACGAGTTCACGCAGATGCTGCGCGACCCTGACTATGCCGAGCTTGCGACAGCCTGCTTTGCCGCGGCGTCGCAGGTGGGCAAGCGCCGCGCTACCGACCTCGAGGATGCAGCCCCTTCCTCCGAACGGCCCTCCGTCTGACACTGGACTGGGGGCCTCACCGGGCCTTTCTCGAAACCCTGCCGGAGGAGGATCGACCACCGCCGCCTGAGGTGCCGGACTGGCTGCACTGGGTGTGGCGGGCGTGGTCAAGGCTTAGCGCTGAGCGGCCGACCACGGTGGTCGGCTTCGCGGCCCCAATGGGAGCCATGCGGCTGACCTCACGGCCGGGGAACATCCCATGGACGGCGGTTCAGCGCTGGTGCCAGCATCACCGGCTCGGGAGAGACGAGATGGCCTTCCTGGATCGCTGCATCAACGAGATGGACGCGGAGTACCTCGCCTGGTGGAGCGACCGGCAGGCGGCCGCCGGATGAGTGGGTCCTTCCGCCGCTCCGTGACGGTCTTCGTCAACGAGAACCTGACCCCGGCCGCTCAGTCGGCGCATCTGGCGCGGGCTGCAATCGCTGGCCGGGAGGAGCTGATCCGAAGCCGCCGGGCGCCGGACAGCTACCGGACCCTGGTGGATGGGAAGGAGGGCGTGCCCGAGGCGCAGGTTCAGCCCCGCGGCATGATCGTCTACCGCTTCAATCTGCTGGGCGAAGCGGCGATGTTCGCGCTGGCCTTCCTCCGAGAGCGGTCGCCCGTTCGCGGGGGCAAGTTCCGCGACAGCTTCTGGCTAGCGGTGGATGGCCGGGCCTTCTCGATGAAGACCTTCGATCCAGAGAAGGTCGGAAGCGCGACCGAGATCATTATCTACAACTCGCGGCCCTACTCGCGCCGGGTGCAGGTCCAGTTCGACGGGAGCCGCCGGCTGCGCTTCAGCGTGCCGCCCGACATGTTCGGCGACGCCATGGTGGCCGTGCGGCGCCGGTTCCCGACCCTGGATGCGACCCAGCTCTACCGCATCAAGGCGCCGGGCTCGAACAATGGCGGGCAGGGGCCGGGTCTCTACACGCTCAAAAACGGGCGCCGGGCTGGGAAGCCAGTGGATAGCCCGGCGCTGGTTATAGCGGTGCGGGCTTAGACGCAGGGGCGGACGACCCGCTGGCTGGAGTAGGGTTCCCCGAGATGCCGCACTTGTCGCTGACGGTCGAGAGCCCGGTGCTTTCGGCAGTCCAAAGGGTGGCAGAAAATCCGCTCCCAATCGGCACAACTGGGGCGTAGAACAACTGATATCCGACATAGCCGCCGTAGGCATTCTTGGCATTTATCTCGCCAAAAAGCGCATCAGTCTGCTCTAGTGGATGCCTGACTACGAAGGTCGTTCGAAATCGAGCGGCTTCTGGCTCTCGGGTCTGATCAGCGACCGCAGCCTGGTAGCGCGCGACTTGTGAAGCTGGACGCTGGACGCGAGCGGGTACTGCAGTTGGTGTCGGGGGCGCCGGAGGCCGGCGGAACACAGGGCCGACCCCGTAGACGCAGTGATCCACATTGCGGCGTTCAAGCTCAGCAAGGATCGCGGGATCACCTCTGCTACCTCCCAGGGGCGCTAGGTAGGCACGGCAAAGCCGGGATGTGTCCGGATTTGAAGGGTCTGTAGTGCAGGCAGAGACCCGGACTCAGCTGGTCGTCGCAACGCCACCCTGAGCCGATGTCAGCGCTGCGTCGAGCGCCTCGGCAGGCGTCCTCCATCCGAGCGTCTTGCGCGGCCTGCTGTTGAGGGCTGAGGCCACTGCTG